AGTATAACACAGTATAGAATTAGAATAGTGGTTATATTGTTAGCTGCTATTTCTCCGTTTATATGTATATTTACATATGGATATAAACCGTCAATATCAAGTTGTTGGAATACTGACTTACAACCAATGTTTATTATATCTAATATAGCAACTTCATATTATATGTTTACAATAAGTAAATGGAGGATATCTGCTATATTATTAATATTAGTTACTGCTTTTTCATTAGTGTTATTCCCTAATGTGCATAATATATTAGCGGTATCGTTCTTTCTTGCTAATATTTATCCAATAATTAGTGCGAATCGTTTTAAATGGTGCATATGGATATATTTAACATCAGCTTTAGCATTGCCATTTAGTATGACAGTTGCTGAAATAATAGCGATTGGCGCGCTATGTTTATATCATATTTTAGTGTTGAGAAAGGTATATAAGATTACTAATAATTAGAGCTATAGTTGATATTTAGCTATTAAATCCATAATTAAGCCACTTGTTTTATTTCTAATTTCTTCTGGAATAGTATCTGGATTATAACATTCAAAATCAATGTGTTTATTTTCACCTGAAGTAAATATCACATGATATTGTTCGAATAAATCGGGCATTTCTAACTTCATATTAGCAAAGATAGACGATCTCTCAATAGGAGATATTTTACTGTTAAGTCTGATTACAAATATAGGATTTGGCGTATTATTCATTGTATTTAATTTAAACTATCTATTATATTGGCACCATAATATGCACTCAATTATACCCGGATCAATCTCCTCTAGATATAATGAATACGCTTTAGCAAATACTAAATCACTAGACCATGATAGATTATCAAGCGTAGTTGGAGTATTACATGCATCAAAATATCCATGACCTCCTTTTGCGAGGGTTTGGCATACTCCATTCATAAAATCTTTATTAGTTCTACGAACATCGGACACGTCTCTTCCCCATTTAATAGATTCCTTAATATCATTAAGGGTAGGTTGAACGAATGTACTAAGCATTTCTCGAATAACAGTAATAGAATCTCTGCGATTACTAAGATTAATTGATTTTTTAGTAGTATTATTCCAGCTTCTTCCGTAACTTATAACAGTATCTGACTCATTATCTATTTTATGTAAGTGTTCAATATATAAGAAAACAGATGAGTTATATTCAAGCGAGGCTTTAGAATACCTCATGAATTTATCTTTTTCATCTTGTACGTTTCCCTTAATTGCTTTTCCAGTTCCGTTTGCCCAATCTATAAAATCTTGATGTGTAAAGTTTCCATAGTTAAAGGCAGTTTGATTATTAGGGTTAACCCAAAATGACTCACGTTTTAATAATCCAACATTAAACTTTGGAAACTTTCTAGCATTATTAAATGATTCCCACTTTTCAATAACACTTGACGTGTTTATTAATTCAATATGCTTAACCGAATCTATTATCTCAGGAATAGTTCTATCCTCAATGATTTTATCGGCGGTTTTTAGTTTACGGGATTTATTTATTTTCATTGTTTAATTATTATACTCCTTCTTCAGTACCTTTTTAAGATCTCCCAAGTCCGTTATATACATATCAGTAGGTTGAAGTTTTCGCATATTAACTAATTCCTTATTTTTATCAGACTCTTGATTTAATAATTCTTGGTATTTTTCTTTAGTAAGAGTATGAATTGCCATTGATAGTAGATACGAGAATGATCCATCTATTTCATCGAATTTATATTTAGTTAATTCTCCAATTAACACTAATCTAGCAACATTGTTGATTTTTAATTTTCCGTCGATAATCATCTTAATAAATCTAGCCTTGTTAGAAAGATTAAGTAATTCACGTTTTATCTTGTCGATTATAAACGCTTTGCGCTTAATGTAAAACTCCATTCTAAATTTAACAAAGTATTTAATTATATCAGTCGCACTATTAAATATCTTTAGTTTTCCAAATTCATCAAGTACCGTGAAGTTTTCAGTTTGTTTCTCCTCCATCTTTAAGAACCTACTAATCTTATTACCTGCATGAAGGCCAGTTAGCGTCGATCTGCTCATTTTGATAGTATAGTTTATATCAGATTTACAATTGTTATCGTATGATGATATTCGCTTATCATCCTCTAATTCATTCATATAGCTATCGAACTTTTCATATGTAACAGATGGTGGTAATTCAGTTATATGAATAGTCGTTGTATTTTTCAATTCGTATTTTCCTCTAAATAACCATGAGTTTTCGCTATCTGGATTCGGTACAACCTCACCATTAAATCCATTGATCCACGGCGTAGGTTCTTTAAATCCTTTTCCGTTTAATTCCTTTAAGCAACATTCGATTAATTCTAAGGGATTACGATTTAGGATTGATGTAGCGAAGCCTACGGCTATACCTGAGGATCCGTTTAATAGTACAGTAGGAATTATTGGAAGGAAGTATTCGGGTTCAATCTGGGACCCTTCTTCATATCTCGGAGATAATAATTCAAAGTCCTTATATATTAATCTAAAATTCTCATGTAGTTTAGTAGAAACATATCGAGGCGCTCCTGCGTCAGGTGATCGTAACGATCCAAACTGACCGATTTCTTTAAGTAGCGGCATCGAATTTTTAAACTTTTGTGCCATTCCGATGATTGCCGAATTAAGAGAAGAATTGTGTGTTACTATTTTAGAGTTGCGACCAATTACAAAATTATGATGCTTATCTACGGTTATATCATAGAATTTCTTAGGAGATTCTAGATTGTTTATTTTAATAGATTTTATTTTCATATGTTATCATTTATAAATGCTTTACACAAATTAATATTGTTTTCTATATCGGAATCACTCCATATTTCAAGAATCTTGAATCCTTTATTAATCGCTACATTATTTTTTATTTTAGTCTTTCTAATATTCTCACTTGATGTCTCATTAGTAAATGCAGATTTCCATTCATTTAACTTAGTCAATTCCCATGTAGGATTTGCATGAAATCCGATACCGTGATATTCAATTATTATATTTCTAGATCTAATACAGAAATCATAGAAATATGTTTTAGTACCGGTATTAATGAAATATTCAGACTTAGTACCATGTCCTATGTATATATCAGATTCTAGTATTCCTAACGATTTGCATAATTTAGATATTGGATTAAATATTAACATTGACTCAATTGACGCTTTTCCGAATACGCCTAATCTTGGATCATATCCTATATCTTTGATGAATCGATGATGTCTATCCCACCATTGGTTCTTAAGTAAATCTGGATTATCTATTAGTGTTTGACGAAGTGTTTCTTTCTTTTTAGTTTTAATATCATCAGATTTCGATATATTATCTACACCGTATCGTGCCAACATAGTAGCTTCAATTGAATCCTTTACCGTATCCCTTTGAAAAACATTAGATATTCCTTCATTTTCTAGTAGTTCTAATTGCATTTTAATTTTAGATTTCGAATTCTTAGAAAAGTTATGCGGAGCTCCCTGTGTTAACATATATGTTTTCTCCTTTAGGTTGGCTGCACATTTTTTAGAACACGTTTGATTTTGATAATGTTTAAATTCACTATTACAATTTCCACATCTCTTAATTTTTCTACATTCCTTACATGTATGTAGAAATCTAATAGGACTGTTATTGATTCTATTAATATTTAGATATGGACTGTTATTATATATCATATTGCAATTTTCACATTTTAACCCCATGATTGATAGCTTTTATTTTATTTATTAGGCTAAATATCACCAAGGTGATGGATTATGATTTTAAATTTAATATGTCATCATCTTCCTCTAAATCTTTAGCTTTAATCCATCCGCGCTGAGTTAAGAACGGATGATTGTCTGTACATTTGAATATACTACCATCTTCCATTTCAATTTCATACTCAAGATTAGTAACTTGACCTATCCTAGGAGAATGACCGATTGCTTCTACAAATTTATTAGTAGATTCATCAAATGCTAAAACTTTAAGTTTAGTATCTCGATATTTTTCAAACCATTCATGTATTGTGATATATGAACCGTCACTTAGTAATATCTCAGTATTAGGATCAAGACAGTCACCATGATGGTAGTGTGCACGGGCTGCTATTAGTCCGGTAAGTTGGAATACTTTATATGGTTTTTCATTTCCGTTCTTCCAAACTTTATTAGCGATGTATACTACTTTACGCTGTGTTGGCTTTAATCCATCAATAATTGACGGTATAGCACGGTGTTCAATCACATACTTAGCATACTCATGATAATCGGTATCTAGGTATTCTGTTATTGTTGCATTATCCTTCATATTTAATATTATTTGTATTAATTTTACTATTTGTCCAAATTGATTCTACAATGTCATCTTCGTCTCCTATCATTAAATTGTCAACATACGTCGGAATTTTACGTAAATCTATTTTGAAGCGCACTAGATTAGAATTGCTAAACATCAATGCTGCATCTGCATCATCTATCCTAGTAAAAAAATAAACTCTAGGATCTTCATATAATCCGTTTATTAGAATATTATCATCCCATGGAGAACCTACAAGTGATTTACTATTTAATGAATTAGTAGGAATTAGTCCATTTTCCATTATATTTTCGATGTTCTTACGATCAGAATAATGATATCCGTATTCTATATCGATTTTTTTATTTTCAGTCAAAGCGGACATAGTAATGTTAAATGCATGGTAACTTTTTATTTTTTCTATAAATGTTGGAATAAAACCAAATTTTTTCAATTTAAATAATCTTGGAATGATAATATCAAATACTATTTTATCTGGGTGATCGATAAGATCGAAATCACTAATTCTGATAATAAGATTACCATTTATATGCTATCATATTTTACAACCTTAACTTGAATTCCATTTTTATATGCTAGATTAATCATGTGCATGGTACCTTTACTTTCTCCATCCCAAAATGCGATTAGAGCATCGGCATATTCTGCCATTTCTGTATTTCTTTTGAAGCCTGCTCCTTTTCCAAATTTATCCCAGTTAGCAGGAAACTTCTTTATTTTTAAGTTAAGATCCGACGCGTATTGTTCACCTAATAAATCTGCGCCACTACATGTTCCACTTATTATTTCAATATTTGATTTATCTATTTTTTGAAATGAATGATTACAATATTCCTTAAGTTTAGTGTAATCATTAAAATCTCTTCCTCCTGCTATTATTACTCTCATATAATTAACTTACTCCTTGTGAAAAATCCTTAGCCATCTGTTTGGCGTCTTCCATTGTTTCAGCAGTCCATTCTCCCTTACCCCATACTTCAGGATATTCTGAAAATACACCAGAGATTTGACCTCTCAGTTTTTCATTACGTAATTTATTGTTGTATGTATATTCAACATATATTCCTAATTTACCATCCTGTGTTTTTTCTATGGCAATAGGATTAGTTTTATGCGTATCACCGTCCATATCAGTATCTCCCCAAAATCTTAAACAATAATGTTTGAATTCCTCTTTATTTTTAGGTTTATAGTGACAATACTCAGGCTTACATTCACTTCCTATAGTAAATCCAAGCATAGCACGATGTGACCATCCATACCATTTATTTTCCTCAGGGTTAAATCCCAGCGACATTATATTACCTCCACTTGATTGTAATTGATCCACTACTCCTCTTTTTAATAGAAATTTGAGTTCATCTTCCATTCCAACTCGTGTAGCATACGATCCATCAAGTTTAGAATAATAGATCATATTATTTTCATCGTCTTTAATAGTACTTGGTTTGATGTCAAATGATTTAGTTAAAAAATCATTCATTACTTTTTTAGTTATTCTTTTCATGTTTTATTAAATTTTTCTATGTTTTTGTTTAATTCTTCTATTGTTATCCATGATTCTATGCCTTTACTCCTATTGATCTTTGCATCTAGTATTTGAAGATTTAACACGTGACCTATTATATTAGGGTTAATACATTTTTTAAATCCTTCAAATATTGAATGTATATGATCTAGATGATTTCCAGTCCTAGATCTACCTTCTAGTAACCATCCTGCATTATATTTAAGTATAGATTTATTAGTTGCACACCATACTTTCTTCTTATATAAATCAAAGGGCTTACGGTTTTCATCTGATATCCAATCTCCATTATTAATTTTAGTCTGTTTAGCTTTTTGTATTCTAGATTCTACATTTAACTGATATGGATTTTCAACTCCATATCTGCTTGTTATTGTATCTTTAATAGTATCACGTATACTTTCAACTCGCATTGGATATTCCTCTCCATATTTATCGATCATTCCGTGTCTAAGTTTATCGATATTCATCTTCATATTATCAGATGCCCACTTTCTCCAAATAGGATCTTTCATGAATTTACCATTAGTATCTTCTAAATAACACTTTCTACAATTTTGACCACGTAAGTGATTTTTAGGAGTTTGTTCAAATTCTCCATGTCTATCACATAGTATTGATACTTTAGTATGGAGCATATCATATTCTACATTATCATAATTATATCGGTCTCCGTGCATTTCTTTAAATCGTATCACTATTTCAGTTGTTGTTAATCTTCTTCCACTTGCCATAATATGCTTGCCGCTTTTTATTATTTATAAGAGCGGCAAGCTCTTATCTTAAAAGTCGATCCTTTCTAAGATTGGAGTCTTTTCCAAACCATGCTTCTAAGGAATGTCTAGCTTCTTTATCATATGTAATTTGTACAATGGCAGGATTATTTAATATTTCTTCATATTCCCTATCGTCGAGTGACGCTAATCCCTTTTTATATTCTATCTCCCACGATGAAACATTAATAGATTTCTTATATGACCAAATCTGATATTCACTGTTAGTATAAAAGGTCTCCATTTGCTTTCCTTTTTTAGCTACAACCAATGGAGTCATAACTTTATATATTATACCTTTTTCAAATAATTCTGGCCAATATTTAGCAAAGAAGTTTATTAATTGACCCGCAATTGAGTTTCCATCAGGATCTGCATCGGTGTATATGTATACTTTACCATATCTTAAATTGATAGGATCTTCTCCTAATTTAAGACCAATCGATCCCATTAATCCTTTTACTTCTTCGTTTTGAATAACCTTTGAATTAGGTAGTTCATGAACATTTATGAATTTTCCCTTTAGTGGAAACGCTCCCATTTCCTGTGTGTTCCTAAACTTACGCACGGCTGATAGTGCTGAGTTATGTGACATTATTCCATTAGCCAGTATAAACGTGGCATCGCCATTTACTCCTATGTCAACCATATTTGCGTATCCTGAATCTTCAATAGATTCAATATCACAAAGTTGCAGAAAATTATTCTCCATATTTTGATGTTTTTACGTTTAATAATAATTCAGATAATTCAATTGAATTATCTGATCTTTTACTTGAATTTTTAGATTTAGTAATATAATCTATATTTTCTATATTACCTATTATATCTGGATTTATACCACTTATAAATCCACTTTTTATACTAAACATATGATAAATTGTTAATTTTGATTCTTATTTATATGAAGGCGCCTTCATATTTTTGTAAATCCAATAAATACATGTAAATCTTCACGTATATCTTCAGCGGGTACCATACTAAATGAATGTTCAAGTTTATCAAATACACAAATCTTAGTATCATGAGATGATACAATAATTTCACCATTATCTAATATTAAATTGTATTTATCTAGTATCAGTTCATTCTTAACTATTAGGTTAAATGAATCTATGTTACATAGTTTGTTCTTAACAATCTTATGAACATTTATGTTTATATTTTTAACCTTTATATATTCAAAAGTTTCAGTATTTGAATTGTATATAAATAACCTGTGATTTTCCGATAACTTAATATGTGATCCGTCAGTTAATTTTATAGTTTTAGATTTTTCTATTTTCTTAGAGACCTGGTATACTTCTTCTATTTTATTATCGCATGATATAACACAGTCATTTATGTTTATATTTTTAATCTTTATATTAGAAATTAAACCGCCTCTCATTACTATAATTTCAGTATCTTCATCTATGCACATTCCTTCATATACTCCAAGTATACATTTAGATCTATCACCCTTCTTTTGCGCATCGATTAATTTACCAACTCTTCCTCTGTCAAGAGACTTATTGAGTTTTCTAAGTTCTGCACGTTCATCTGCTGCATGTTTTCGTTCAACCCAGTCTAGAACAGATTGAATTATCTCAGATTTAAATATCCTTTTGGCTATAGATTCAGTTACATCATGTGATGTTTTAAATTTTCTAGTCTCAGTGATTAGTTTCTCTTTGGTTTGAGATGAGAATGCTGGGTTTACCACCATACAATCAATGAATACATATAAGTGGTTACGAATATCATTAGGTTTAACATCAACTTTATGTTTATTTTTTATCATATCTCTTAAGTGTGATATTAGTTGATTCGTAATATAATCTACGTGTGTTCCTCCTTCTTTTGTATGTACAGAGTTTACAAAGCTAATGTTATTGAATCCATCTTGTGATTTTGCAAATCCAATTCTCCAATCCTTTGAATCTTCATAGAAATATTCATCATTAACATATAATTTAATATAGTCTTCAAATTTTCTAAATTTAACATCCTTTGATGTCGAGTGTCCATCTTTTACTGTTGATACCTTAATCTTAAGTCTAGGATTACATGCAGCCGCGTCAGCGCATCGTTTATATAATATTTTATAACTAATATCATCGATTTTTTTCATTTGGAATCTAGGTAGATCCGGAGTGTATGATATTTCTGTAAAATTCTTAGTAGATTTGCTGATTTTAGCGGTAGATCGCTTATTCATGTTATTGGTGAACGTTTGCTCGAACCTATCTGTTCCGTCACATGTTTTAATAATAAACTTAGTACTGAATATGTTAGTTAATGTTGCGCCTACTCCATTTGTACCAGCCGTATCACGGTCTTTACTATCATCAAAACTACTTCCAGCTTTTAAATTAGCGAATATCATTTCAGGAATCCATTCTTTATGCGTGGAATGCCTTTTTACAGGTATTCCGCCATTATCCCAAACCTTTATTTCTCCTGAATCTAGGTTGAATGTTACCTTTATCTCGTTTAGGCTTTTGGTTTTACGATGTTCATCTACTGAGTTTGATAGTATTTCATCAAATATTTTTAGAAATGCAGGGTTGTATGTTACTTTTTTTAGTTCAATATTATCACCGTCAAATATATGGTGATTTCCAGTGTGTGGTTCAGTAGATCCAACATACATTGAACTTCTTGCGAGTACATGCTCAATGTCTGTTAGTTTTCTATATTTATCTTCTATACTATGTTTCATGTTGTATTATATTTTAAAAGATGTGAACGGTTTCGCTATTATTAAAATTAGATATGATAGTGTTCTATTGAAATAGAACACTTGCTTTGTTTTTTAACATTATCTTTATACCATATTAAATCTAAATTGTGTATGATTCTATATCATTACTCAGTGCAATGGTTTCATTATTATATTACGGATACGTTCCATTAGTTCATTTTCCATGATGATTATTTATTTATATATTTTACCTTTAATGCATCTCTAAAGTACTGAGGTACTCGTCGTTGAAGCACTTGATCAAAACATGTGTCTAATACATAAGTCTCTGCCCAGTCATCTTCATTTCTAACTGATCTACCGTATGATTGCATAATCTCAATTAGAGTTTTCCAATTGTACCAGTCAGGTTTAGTATCTAATCTTCTTTTTATTTTACTACTCTGTAGATTGGGGAATGGTACTTTTAATATAATTTGAAATCTTGATAGTTCATCCTTTAAATCAATACCATTCATCATTGATGGAGAAACTAAGACCGTTTCAAATTCAGATTCAATATGATGAGTTAATGATTCTTCTCGTGTAGATGAGTCATGTATTAATAATCTATCATCTTTAATGTTTCTGCGAATCCAATCACTAAATTGATAGTTACCAGAGTGTATAATTCCCTTATACTCTTTATTTTTTTCTAGAATCTTTTTAATTACAGGAATTGCTATTTTAAATGTTTCCTTCTTATCGTAATATGACATCTTACCGAATTTTAGATATATAATTGGGCGTTTCTTAACATCAAACGGACAAGGTAATTCCAAGTATGAATATTCATCATCATTTAATCCCATAAGAAATCCCATCATATTGGGGTCGAGTATAGTACCCGACATCATTATTACGTGGTCATATTTATTGAAAAACATGTCTTTCATGTATGCATTTCCCCATATCGGTTCTACTAGTATTCTAGTTTTACCATTTTGGTCTAAATCTTTTTCAAATACCCAGTTTGTGTTGTAATTGTCTTCGTCATCTATGAACCTATTATACTTACACATTGATTTGTCACAATGATCCGCTTTCTTAACAGATTCTGCTCTTTTTTTCTTACTGCTAGTGGATTTGGCTTCTTCGATTAGATCAACAATATGTTTAGTTAATCGAGGTACAATTACCTTACTTATATATGATGATAATTGGCGTAATGTTGTTATTTCTTCTAGATCAGCAGTCATCCCGGGTTCCCATATACCTAAGTTATCTAAACTTCTCTCAGAAAACGTAGATGCAATGAAATCGCAGAATGCTTCTTCGAACGAATGAGCTTCATCAATAATAAGGACGTTGGCTCCACGATCAGCTAATTTATCAGGAGCATACATTGCATACGCCGTAAGTAAATGATAATTTGTGATACTGATTCTTTCGCGTTGAAATTGACTAGATGCTATAGTATGAGGACATGCTCCACATTTTTTACCCTTTACTTTATTTAACATTTTAGCTTCTCCGCAGTTCATTAAATTGGATCTACACCAATAACTTCCTTTTCCTTTAAGAGATGCCATAAAATCAAAATCGTTAGTGTATTGATCCTGTAGTAGTTTAGTGTTTGTTATAATATCAAACTTAGCGTCCTTATTAACTTCTTTTTGATACCAATCGGCTATCATAACAGCCGCAAACGATTTACCAGTTCCAGTAGGAGCATCGATCATCATGAATTTCATTTCCTTGTTAACAACAGAGTCTTTTACGAAATCCAATATCTCTATTTGTTGTGGCCTAGGCTCATGTTTTAATCTAATATCCTTCATATGTTTTTGTTTTTACTATGTATAATACCGTTTTATACTAACCGTTAGGTTTAATTATTCAATCCTCTATTATCAACCTGCATGCATCACATCGTTATAAAACATTTACAGAAATTCCTCAATTTTGTGAGTGTCTAATCCTGTATATGTGTGTATTAACTTACGTAAATCTTTTCCGCATTGCATTACCATATTTTTTCTGTCCTCAAAATCCATTTTATCGTAGTCTTGATTGTCATAAACTTTGTCCATCAGTGCAGTTTGAAAAATCAATATAGTATTTAAAAAATCCCTATTTGAATAGTTCGGTTTCTCCGCACCATTTTCACTTGCATTTTGGTCTAAAATATCATTCGCGATAATTTCTAATGATTTGTTATGTGTTCTCATAAACCGTGTTTATTAATTTAGTTATTTTTAGGTTTGTTTATCTTAATAATTCTACATCAGGTATTGTAATGTTATGTTCTTTACGGTATTCTAATTCTTTAATGTATAATGGTCGATGTGGATGGTCGATTCTAACAAAATCAATAGATGCTTTAACCCATTCGTCATTCATGTCGGAAAGTGATGCTTCTCTAAATGATCCTATGCCATCCTTGCCGTATCCAGATCTTCCGATTTTTTCTCGAAGTTGCTCAAATGTAAATAATGATTCAATTTCAATGACTTCGACTTCAGTCCATGCTGCTACATGTTTAACGTTTAGATGTTTCATTGTGATTTCATCTACTTCGTAACATAACGAATACATTCCATCTATATGATCAAAGTATATTAATTCATCGGTAGAAACAGGGCGAGACCCGATTGGTGTAGAAATCTCAGCACTTTTACCAACATTTTGAGGATTATCATTAGATTCTAGATACTGTTTTAGTAAAGGTCTAACATAGGATCCTCTCGGCACATCATATAGTTTCATAGTTATATATTTTAAACTAATTTACTTAAAAAGTTGCATAGTTTAAAGATAAATAATAAAAAATAATCTGGATACCATGAAGAAAAATCCTGTAATGAACTATAACTCTTTTATGTCGGCATTTAAGTCGGCAGAGGGAAAGTACTCAAAAAAAGCTAACATCACTAATAAAGATAATGGTGGTAAAACAATTAACCAAAGCTTAGCTAGCGGATCATCAATTAAAGGAACTGCGGCAATTGACAAATTTACTAAAGAGCATTTAGCTAAGGTTAATAAGAAGAATATCGTAGGTAAAAAATAATAAGACACCTGATGAATAAAGCATTTGAAAGCTTCAATGACTTTAGTCTTTTCGAAAAGAAAGGAGATCTAAAGAAACTTGTAGGAAAGAAGAAAGATGAGGAGTTAACTACTAAAGATGCCAAGACGATTGGAATTAAGGTTGCTAATATGGAAGGACTTGAGAAAAAGAAGTATGTCGGTATTATTAATTTCTTAGGAGCGTCATGTAGCATATATAATGAACTTTGGAAAAACTATAAAATTACTAGAAATAGAAATAATAGCGAAGAGAAAAATAAGTAATAAATATTTAAATTACAAACACGAAGTGAGACATCTTATAAATTTCTAGCGTTGTGCTATATTTAGATATATGATTATAAAGAAATTATATTTATAGAAACTTTATAATAAAACCAAATAAATAATTAAAATAACACATTTAACATGGCTGGATTACCACATTGGGATAACGCACAAGCTGCAACTAATTACTTCGAACCGATTTTTCAGAATCAATTCGAGGTTATTATTACCCCACCTTCTGCAATAACAGATAATGTTGATCTATTAGTAGAACAAGTAATATCTGTATCAGGACTTCCTGAACTATTTACATTAGCGAAAACCGTACAACAATATAAATTCGCTAAGCGTGCATATGCTGAGGCAACTCCAAATGATACATTAACACATCTAACAGTTGTATTTGAAGTCAATCTTAATGATGATAATAATATGTATGTTTATAATACATTAAGAGGATGGGGAGATTTAATCTATGATCCACTTACAGGAAGACAGGGATTAAAGAAAGATTACGTTGGAGAAATAGCAGTAGTTGTATTTAATAAAGCTGGAGATATATTCAGAGAATATAAATTCTCACCTGCATTTTTAGAAGAACCTTTAACTCAGATTACATTATCATATGTAGAAAACACTATTTATAAATTAACGGCAAAGTTTGTTTGTGATAGCTTTAAAGAAACTAGAGTAGGTCAAATTGAAATATAAAATAATTATTAATTAGAATGGAAATTTTTGATATACATAGAAGAGACGTTTATAATTTTGATGATTATATGGATCTTAAAAAACCAGGATTTGGTGGACCTAATTCAGGTAAACTTTTAAAGGATACTAAAGGTAATGAAGTGAATAAGGATAGGAAACTAAAGGATTTTCAGAACATAGTAGTTAGACATGATCAATTTAAGAACCAAGTATACGACCCAACGTATAAAGCAATGGGAGGAGATTTAGTTCATAAACAAAGTAATGGTAAAAATCCTTATTCTTACAAGGATTCATACGATGATATGGGAATTCCAGTTGTTGTTGTTAATAAGAAGAAAAGTAAGTCGACTAATGAGGGTAAATGTTACTCAGATTTTTATTCGTTTATTATAGAATCTGCTAAATTAGATGATACAGATTGCGATTGCGGTAATACTGGAGAATGTACATGCGATGAGAAACAACAATAATGATAATATGAGACAAGATAATGATAATGTATCGAAAAATGGGTGGTCCGAGTATGGAAGATTGGTATTAGCCGAACTTCAAAGATTAAATGCAGGACAAGAGGAAATGAAAATAGATCTCGATGCTAAATTTCAGAATCTAAATGATAGAATATCGGAGTTTAAAACATTAGAGAAAGAGGTTGTAGATATTCAAGAGTGGAAGAAATCCGTCATTGAAATATGGTCTCCTACTCAAATGCAGCAATCAAAAAATGAAATTTATAAACAAAAGGGTTATTATCAGCGAGTTATTGGAATAGTAATTGCTATTCAAGTTGCATTCTCGTTGTTTATGATGTTTAAAGATAAATTATAATAATGGGAACCGTTGGAAACATAGATAATATAATTAAATTAACAGATACTTTGAGTAGAGTTGAGAAGAACTTGAATGAAGAGATGGAAATTTTAGAATTTGTGTTAGATACTATAACCGATGGATACTGGGATTTACATATTCCAAATGGCTACCAATATTTAAGTAGTAAATACAAAGAAATGTTAGGGTACGGAGTTAATGAAATGGAAAATGCACCAAGTGCATGGATGGCAATAATTGATAAGGTTGACCTTAAAATAACATTAGACAATTTTAACAAACATGTGGATACTAATGGTGAACATCCGTTTGATCAAGTGGTAACATATACTCACAAACTCGGACATAAGATAAAAATCAGGTGTACTGGAAGTATTGTGTCATGGAATAAGGATGGCACTCCTCTAAGAATGGTTGGTATCCATCAATTAATTAAAGGCGAACAATAGAAAGCTGCTCGATTCGATCAAGTCCATCACTATCAAATTCCTTAGGCTCAATTAAATTAAATTTAAATATTATAGGATGGTATTCGTCCTCAATAAATTGAATCGCGTTAGATATTAACGTAATAGACAGGTTAGAATTTAAATAAATTATATTTTTATACTTTTTATTTTTAATGTGTATAGCTTTATCTAAAAGTTTTCGTATTTCATAGTTTATAAGAAATGATTGAACTTTATTAGGAATAATGAACTTAGAATCAAATTTATCTTTAATTATTTTATTAACATTTAATATGTAATCATCCTTATTCTTCTTATAGTGAACTGTTGTGAAACTTCTAAACTCTCTAATAAATATTATATTTAATGTTCTATCTTCTATTTCGTCTTCCATATTAGTAGGTTAATTGAGATACTGTGATACCTGATTCTTTTAGTATTTTTAATCCATCTAAGTCTCTATATTCTTCCTTGTAAATTACATGCTTAATACCAGTTTGAATAATCAATTTTGAGCATTCAGTACATGGCGAAAGAGTGACATATAGAGTTGATCCATCAGCATTACCAGATGCATTTTTTGCTAATTTAGTAATAGCATTTGCTTCAGCATGTAGTACATACCAATTAGTGTTGCCGTTAATGTCCTCACAATCGTTGTTGAAACCTGCCGGTGTTCCATTATATCCATCAGATATAATCATCTGATCTTTTACAATTATTGCACCCACTTTCTTTCTTTTACAACATGAGTTACTAGACCATTCACTTGCCATTTTAAGATATGAAATATGTTTTATATGTTGTTTATCGTTCATGCTTTTTAATAATTGAATTAATAAATGATTCTATTTTAGGTACACTAGTATTAGATTTAGTATTTAGTGTATTTCCCTCAGGAAATACACAGGTTGCTATAACTATTATAGCAAGCCATTGGCTATAATTAATTCCAAGATTTGTTAAATCTATTAATGTATAGTTATAAAGTATATAACATATTAATGCAAGTACGGATTGTGATGCTAGCCATGATATTATATTAATTATTAATTTCATCTTTTATATTATTTTGAATCCAGCTATATACTGGGTCGTTTGACACCATTGTATCATCTTTATGATATTTTTCAAGTTGTTTTAATTTAACCATTGGAGAACCACTTGTTGATATTAAATTCTCAGTTAAAGTTGGAAATACTACATCATGCCATTCTTGTGAAATCATATCCCTTACTAAATCAAAATGTCTTTCGTATATATGATAAGAATCAACATTATGTGTATACGATCCTAGTGTAAGATTAGGATATTTTAACTGTAGGTGCTTTAACATCTGTTGTTGTAACAATGTAAAGAACGCGATATCTGTTGGTGTACCTAGAATAGCATCATTGCTTCTCATGTTGATAGATAGGTACAACTTATCATATCTAATATGGAATATTCCATACATAGTACATACAAAATCTTTGTTTGACATATATTGATGTTCAGGGAGATTAAAGTGCATTACTGCCTGTCTTGAATCTTTATCGTTTAATAATGAATCTAATGCCCACTGATATTGAGTAGTTCCATACCTATTCTTATTTTTAAATAGGAGGTGTCCGTATGAAGAGTTTACAGTTCCATCTTCGTTTTGAATCTTTTTCCAAAACGAAGCGTATTCACTTATAAATTCAACATCACGTCGTCCTGAAAAATACCAAAGTAATTCAGCAGCGATATATTTATTCTGAGATCCTCTTCTATTATTATTATATGTTGACAGCATTGGGTTTTTAATCTCTAATGAAATCTGAAGATTCTCCTTAACCTTCATTCCACGAGGTTCAGTTTCAAACTGTGGGTTTAAGAGTAAATCATTTAAACTTGTAGAATATACATCTGCAAAACTATCACCTGAGTAAATTTTCATACTTTATATTTGTTATTTTATACCTTAGTTATTACGCTGGTTCTTTGTTTTTTCTAATATTAGATGATACTTCAATCTCTGAAAAATGATTTGGCATCGTTACATTTATACGTTGATCAAAGAATTCTTCTGGAAGAGACTCATGTGATACTACAAATATTGTCATATTATACTTATCTGCGTATTCTCTAAGTATTTCAATCGCCATATATACATTGTTCTTATCTAGTCCACTAAATATTTCATCAAGAAACATAACATTCATATTATTATGTTTTAATTTAATCAATTCAATGAATGATAGTAGTACGATTAGGTTCATTTTCTTCCTTTGACCCGTTGATAGGCTTTCAGGTGAAATGTCCATTCCTAGATATCTAATAATCGGGTTAAATTCATTATCAAACTCGAAGTTAAACTTGAAGTCTAATCTATTTGATATTTCAGTGATTCTTCCGTTAAGTAAAGGTATCACTCTGTCAATTAATACACGCTTAATACCCGTATCAGATAATACCTCATCTAACATTCCAAATAGTTCTAGATTATCTCTATATTCTTTAGAATCATTTTCAGATTGACTAATATCTGCCTTTATTGTGTTTATGATATTATTAATTGATTCCTCCTGTCCATCGGGTTTCTTATTACTTGCTGCCGCTAGAATTTCTGCTTGTAAACTTTTAATATCTGCGTTTATCGCATAGAATGCTTCCTTTTGAACATCTTGATCTTTAGTCATATCAGTGATTAACGTAGCTACTGTTTGTTGATTTCTTGCTATTTTTTCAAGTAGATCGGTCTCAGCTTGTTTCTTTTCAAGTATCGATTCTTTGATTTTTGCTGTACTTTCTCCGGTTAGATCACTTAAACAGTGTGGACATTGGTTATTCTTAAATATCTCTAGTTTTTTATCAAATTCAGCAATATTTGCGTTACTAGTTGCGGTTTTTTGTCTAAAATTAGTAGCTTTTATTTTTATTCCATCAATTTTAGCTTTTATTGCGTTATATTGTGACAGATGCGATTCTTTTACCAATGTTTTCGATGTAATATCATCATTTATTTCATTTGTTCTGTCTTCTACTGCCTCATTTAACCTTTCTCTAAGTGAATTTAGTTGATTTACTGATGTTTCAAGCAAGCTATTATTCTTAAGTATATTAGAATCTATAATTTCGATATGTTTTTTATTATCCTTTAGATCATCTTTAATGCTGGTTTTCATATCAGTTAATAAGTCTATACCAAACATAGGGTCTACTATTTTCCTCTTATCGGCTGCTGTTAGATTAACAAATGATTTAAAATCGTCGAATGACAGGCTTATTGTATTACAGAATATTGGAAAATTAAGTCCAAGTAATTCAGATTCTACAAAGTCGTCTATTTTACGTTTATCTGGTAGATTATATGGAACTCCATTTATTTTTACAGAACTGAAATTAGGATCTATTCCTCTTTCTATTTCAACAATGTCTCCCTTTGATGTTTCAAACTGGTTGTAGGTATATGCTTGTTTATTTACCCAATTTGGAATGTCTTTCATTTTTCGAAGAGCTGATCTTCCATATGCTGAAATAGTAAGTGCCTCTTTTATTGAACTTTTTCCAGCACCGTTTTCACCAGTCACATGTACAAGTTGAGCACTGGTACTAAACACGTATTCCTGTATTTTGTTACCATATGATAATAAATTCTTCCATTTAATTTTTACAAATCTCATTATTCGTAGTAGTTTTTAATGTCTTTAATTTTATCGTGTATTTCTTTAAATTTAGCAGATACTTTACCAGATAAAATTGATGGTATCTCTCTAGCTTTTAGATATTCATTTAATACATCGAATATATTGTACTCATATGAATCGTGAATGTCAAGTTCCTCAGCATCTTTATCAGAAGCATATGGATAAAATTCAATTAATCTATGACCTGAGTCTTTAACTAACTCTATAAATTGAGTAATAGGAAATACTTTAGCTAACTCACTATCAATAAGGATATCAACGAAGTTGTTGTTAAACATCTCTTTAATCTCGTTTAAATTCTTATTTAAAATTTCATCTGCTTTAAATTTTACAAATCTTGGAGAATATGTATTTTCAAAGAATGTTTCTACTATATCGGGGCCCTCCATGTTTAGTTTATAGAAACCCTTGATGTTACCATGATCTCCACGATCAAGTTGATAAGGAGTGCCTATGTAGCTCATGTTGGCATGTTCTTGTCTAGTGTGAATGTGACCCGAGTAAATCTTCTTAAAACTCGATAATTCTTTTTTATTTAAACCATGTGCAAGTTTAACAAATTTATTTAATTTGAAATCTTTGATATCAGCATGACATAATATATAGTCAACCTTTCCCTTGTGAGCATTAACTTTTATTGAAAGTTGATCATTATCATGTTCCCATGGTAGCATTAAAAATCTGTGTTTTCCATTAATGTTTAGAACCCGTGGAGTCTCATATACTGTAATATTATCGAATATTAACGGAATTTCTTTTAGTGAATGTACATCAGTTCTATCTTTGTAGTATACGTCATGGTTTCCCAATATAATGTGAACCCCCTTTGGAAATGTCTTTGAAAATACTTCGAATATATTATGTGACGCGTTGGCTATTCTAACATTAGTAGATTCTCGTACATGGTTCCAGTCTCCTGCTTGAAATAGTACATCTTGGGTTGGGTCAAATCCATCAGCGATAATAGTATCTATGAACCATCCAATTAAGAATTCATTTTGAATATCAAACCAGCTATTAGAATTATTCTTAATACCAATGTGAAGATCTCCAAGTAAATAAATGTTTCTAATGTTATTGAGGTTCATGTTAGTGCATTTTTCGTTTATTCATTTTTCCGTCTAGGAATTTATATTTAGTATTGAGCTCTACTATTAATTCCTCTTGTATGTCAACTTGTAAGCAATCAAATATTTTCTTATAATCCGTTACTGGGTTATTTGAGTTAATATTTAAGATAGATGATAACGCTTCTAATATATATATAGGATTATAGAATCTTTCAGTTTTATCACCAAGAGATTCCATAGCTTTTAATATACGATTAAAGCACCAATTAATCTCGTCTTTTGATAATTTAATTTTAGTGTTCCTCTCTATTTTGAATAGAAGACTACTTAATTCTTTATCCTCTTCTATTAGTTTAAATATTTTAGTTAAGCCAATATTATAGTCTAATGTTTCTTCATATTCGTATACATCCTTTAGATATTGATCCGCGTAATTAGCGTTAACTGAAATTGACTGTTGATACTCGTATCGGTCTTCACTTTTTAATCCGTCTCCCGTCTTATATCCATTGTTGAATATCTTATCATTTTTTATCTTTTGTCTTCGTATTTTCTCTCTCTCTTTGTTATCCATTATATATACTTGTTATTTTATATTGAATTGAATAGTGCATCATAATCGTCGTCCGGCATATTTGAAGTAGATGTTAAATTATATGGTTCGGTTTGTGTAGTAGCTTCTGTTAGTGCGGTTAACTGTGAGCGTGTTGCGTTATTCATTTCTGCTCTAACTTCGTCAACTATTGAATTAGCCGCGTCATCATCACTATAGTATTCACTATTCATTCCGTCTTCTTCTTCTAGTCGGAAATGATCTTTATTCATGGCATAGAATTTATAACTTTCTTCATATCCATTATCTCTATTTGCAATTACCTTTATTTTCATTCTTCCTTCTAGTGGGCTTCTCATAAGACCATATAAAGCATCAACCGTGTGTACTAAACCAAATGATTCAGCAACTGAATCCATTCCTAGATCAAAGTTATCTACATCATCTCGTCTAATCTGCGTGGCTGAAACAACACACCATTCATTTCGCATTGCTACTCCTCTTAATTCTTCACAGATACATTTTATCTTCTCATATAATCCAGCTTGAGCCTTTATAGGCTTAAGCAGGTTTAAGTAATCAACAACAATTACCTTAAATTTCTTATTTAGTTTAGCCTCTTGTCGTAGGAAGTAATTTTCAATGTCGATCGCAGTTGCTCCTCCAGTAGGGAATTCAACTACCTCTAGATGTCCAATATCTTTGCCTGAATCTTTAAGTTTTTGAATTTTATCAATAACCATTCCCATTTGTGTTTCGTCATTGATATTCTCATAATCATCCTTTTTGATATTAAGAATATTAGAACCTATACGTTTCATATAACTTCTGTCGGCAAGTTCAACTGTTACAAGTCCGGTGTTATTTCCAGCTAAAAATGACCGTGCAGCACAGTTTCCAAGTACCATCGATTTACCGACTTTGGGCCTACCTTGGAATACTACTAATGTTTTAAGGTTCCAACCTCCGCCTTGTGTTTTATTAATAAAGTCAAATCCGGATGGGGTGCCAACCTTAGCAATTTGAATATGTGATTTTGGGTCTAAGAAGTTTAGTCCATGACTGGCGTTATCAAAACTAACCGCGAGTTTGCCATTAATATCGTTTCGTATCTTATTGGTGATTTCATCGATATTATCAGGATTGATTGCCGCCGTTTTTAAGAAAGCAATCATATCAAACATAGTTAAATTAAGATTTCTAAGAAGAACAAATGATTTAACATAGGTATAAAGATAGTCGTAACTATAATCCTTTAGGTTGAACAAATATAATTCATCAAATTCTGAATCTTCTACAAAGTAGTTATTTAATTCTAAGAAACTTTTAAGCTCCTTTCTGTTTGGTATTTTATTATACTTTTTGTAAAACTTTAATGCGAATTTATATGTTTCATTTCGTTCTTCTGCACCAAAGTACTTAGGAAGTATCATGGTTATTAATTCCTCTCTAGTTAATGATGCATGGTTATGTGGCTTTAATTCAGACATATCATTATCTGGATTTAAAACAAAATTCCATACCATCGTTTCTAACGAATCTATATTTTCTGCAAAGTCTATCATTAATTAATATTATAAAAATGTGAAATCATCTCGCTATTAATGCATAGTGATTTATTAACTGGGGTTATCCAATTTATAGAAATCATATGTTTTAGCTTGGATATAATATACTCCTTAAATTCAGAGTCTTTCATTCTATCTCCGAAAATGTACTTTAACGTTTTTGTTGTAAATTTAAAGTTATCAAGTGCCAACTCTTTTTTTTCATTTGAATTAATATCATTGATTATATATTTTGTAATTTCAAACCCTATTGCATCCATGCTAATGAAATCCTTCATTAAGTGCATGTTCAATTGGTATTTTATCGGAGTGTCATCCTTTATACTAAGCTCCATCTTCGTCGTCTTCCATTTGTAATTCAATTAATTCAGCAGCTTCAACATCAGCTAATGAGCTATATTTAAATTTAGGTTGAATTACATTTTTATCTAATTCATCTATTACTGCGTCTGTGAATACTCTACTTGAGAATATCTCTCTCCACGGTACAACATCTCCATTGAATTTGATGATGAAATTACGAGCAGCCGCTTTTGGTAAAAAATAAAATGTTTCTCCGTTCACTTCGAACATACTACACGATTCAGATTCAGCTCCCTTTAATTTTGAGAATTCTGTTTCAGTAAGTTTATTACCTCTTTCTACTCCACAATTTTCCCAGCTTAAGTAATCTTGTAATCCAACATATGGATTCATACCTTTATGAAAACTAATATGAAATTCAATCTTTTCAGGTTTAGCTAAACGGTTTTTATCAGTATTGCTCCTAACTTTTACTCCTGTTTTTTCCTTAGGATCCGCATTTGATTCAACGTCATCTTCTCCTTTAAGTACTCCGCGGCTTAACATAAGTACAACCGATGCGGAATATAATGGACCAGATCCTCCAGACATAGCCTTAGGATTATATTTGTCCATACTAGAATAAGTGTGTGATGTAAAAATTAATGGAACCTTAAGGTTTGATAAATCTAGAGTGAATGATTTGAATAGTTGTCTAAGTTCTTTGGCTCTAAGACCCATGTCTTGCGCATTACTTCCCTTTGCAATATCTTCAACTTCTTTATTAGTCTCAAGATGAGTAAGTGAATCTACAATAATCATTATTTTTAAATCGGGATTATTCTCTTTCATCTGAATTATATCATAAACGAAGAATTTAACCTCTGATATAATTCCGATTCTCTTGTAATTTAAAAGATCCATATTAATTCCAAAATTAACGAAATCTTTTTTATCTAGTGCACCCTCTGTATCAATATAGAATACTGCATATCCAATATCTTGGGCATTTTTTATTGCATTAAGACATAAAAATGTTTTTCCAGTATTATGTGATGATATTCCAGTCCCGCCCCAATATCTATGATTATCATGTAATACTTCGAAGTCAAATACCTCCTGTTCATCTAATAATTGTTTGGATGAAATTTTTGATAGGCCATCTAGCGTAATCACTTCATCATTTATATTAAGATCGCCAGCCTTTATCCAATTGCCTTCACGTTGGGTCTCTATTAAATGATCAAGTGATCCACTTAACGTATGGCCATTTTCAGTATTAATCTCGTAACATGACCTAGGGGATTTTCGATAGAAGTCACCGACTTCTTGAAATCCATCAGGCGTGTCTATTAATAATCCATTATTAACATAAGTATCATCTTTGAATAGATCGTATATTTCAATCTCCTCTGAATATTGAGATACATGATCATTAAATACCTCGTCAATATTCTTATTAGTTAATAGTATTTCTAATTCAGAATCTGAATAAAATTCCTTAAGTTCGGTTATCTTTTCGACTTTTATCATATTTAGTTTTTATTATTTTGCAAAACATATCAATACTATCAATTTTATTATCAGTATCCCATATTTCATATATTTTATACCCGTTATTTACAGCTAGGTTTAGCTTGTATTGATCTTTTTTATATACGAAATCAGATGACTCTTTGGAATACGCAGATTTCCAATTGTTCCATTCATGTTCACTTAGTCTATGTTTATTAGGATGAACATGAGATCCATTGTATTCTATTATTATATTAAGTGATGGAATACATAAATCATAAAAGAATATTTTATTATTTTCGTCTACTATAAAATGCTCTTTTTCTTTATATCTTATATCATTTAATTCTAATTTATAATCAGATCTAAGTACATCTATTATATCATCAAAAAATATAGCGGACTCATTAGAGTAGAACTTGACATTATGATTTGATAATTTTCTAATCTTAATGTCAAGTAGTTCCTCAACAGATTTACTATTTAAATTATTTTGCCATTTTTCTTGACGTTTATTGAAAATTTTCAATCCTTTAATCTCACCATGTTTCTCTATGCATATATCAAGTGAAAATGTATGTTGCCTTTCATATAATGCCTTCTTAGCATCCATCATCGATATTCCATTATTTAAAAAGTATTGTAAACTAGTAGGGGCAGTATAATATTTCCTGCCATCTCTTACATCTTTCCAAAATTTAATCGGACCCATTGACTGTTTTATTCTAATCTTTTCCCTTGATTCTAATTCAGTGTACTTTAAATTAGTTTCTGGATTAATCTTATCAATATAAAACTCCCATCTATTAGAATTACCTTTAGATTTACATATATCGTCGTAATCTTGTCTGTTTTTAATTTTAGCAGTAACTAATTTAGATCTATTAGTTACGATATCAATAGCAGTATTCTTATCACATTCATTTGATAACATTACATTATTAATTCTCCAAGTAGATTGCCTATCCTTTAGCATTTTAATAGCTTTAAATTTACTCCATCCTCGTGTGATGTAATAATTAATATTTGAATTAGAAATGCTATAAAAACCAAGCGAAGTAGGTCTAGCTACTTCGCGTATTGGTGATATTAATTTACTATGATGATTAAATAATTCGACATATAAATTATAATGTTTCACAAATTTATTAGGATTGATAACATTTAATAATTTAATATTATCACTAATTATATTAAAATACTCAGTAAATGATAATGGAGAGCTATGATATTTAACTCTATTAATCTTGAATAGGTTCTGTAGATTTTTCATCGAATACATTTCTGAATATCTCCTTACTCTTTATTTTATATATTAGAATCTTTTCACTTTTTATTAAACATCCGGAATCTCCACCAATACCTAAACTTCTTGCATTTGGATATCCCCCTCTAAGTGATCCCGATAATTGGGCGTTTAATAAATAGTTGCCAGATGGGATATATTCAGTGACATCTGAGAATCCTTTAAGTTTTACTCTTTTCTTTGTTGTTTTCTCAAGATCAGTACTGAATCGACTGAATGCTGATATTAAATCTGTTGCTTTCGACATAACTATAGTGTTTTAATTTATATTTTTTTACTACGAAAAATCGATAAGTTTTACTAATGTAAGTATGAAATCAGGAGAAGAGCAGCAGACATAGTTAAAGAATCTTCAATATCACCCTTTAGAACCCTTGTTAATTTTATTTTATCGAGACTATACAATTTTTTATCTTTTTCATCATCTGATAAATCAAGAGCAAATCCACTAAGATCCTTTGAATACTCATCTAGGTTTAAAGCATAACATTTATATGTTTTAGAGAACGGTAAATTATGTTTAATATTTCCTAAGAAATATAAGTCATTAACGTCTACATTTAATCCAAGCTCACCATTTATGAGTTCATGTAGTTCATCAAATATAGAATCTGAGCTTTCACTAAAATCAGAAGTAATACAAGTATGACCCTGTTCATTACTTAAGTAATCTAAATACCTAGCTAAGTATATGTTCTTAACTTTGGATTCGCTTGTGTCAAATGGAATTAAACATACGCTATCAACTTCACAAACCACTCTTCTTAGGTTAGAATTGCCATCTGTGATATTAAGCACTTTGTACTTGCCGTCATGATACAAATCAGTCGATTTAAAATCTTTATTGTTCATTTACTTCTGTTAATTTTACCTCACTGCCTTTCGGTTTAGGAGTTGTAGTTTTCTTACCGTCTAATATCTTAACCATTGATTCGTTAACTACTTTATTATTTATCAAAGAGTTTACGTATTTAGATAGTTGATCTATGAACAGCTCTTTATTTTCTGCATTATTATACATCATTTTTAATAATTTCCTGTCGGGTATTTTAATATTCATTTTTAGAATAATTTCAGTTTCATCTGAATTAAACATTGCGAATGGGTTAACCACCGGTGCCGCTCTCTCAACAGTAGGAGCAGGATTATGTGCATTAGATACAATATGCTGAGGCTTAGGAGTAACCGCCTCTGACATTTCTCCATTAGCTAGTTTAGTAGATGGTATAGCCTCAGGTTTTCTAGGAGTATGTATAGACTGAACTTCACTCTTACTTAATGGTTGCATATCTCCATGAATCATCATAAGATCGCTGTTTATCTTGTCGATATCTACCTGTGATCCATCATCAAATATAGCAACAGCACCACGTCCCTGTTGACGAATATCTCGTACTTTAACAAGTTTTCCTATTAGCTCAGGTCTATCTGTTTTTATCCACTGGAATTGCTGACCTGAAAAATTCTGTTGATAGTTAATTAATTGTTGCTCTGTCATAATTTCACGTTTATTATTTTTTATTATCTTCTGTATCCAATTTGGTAACTTCATAATTATATAGATTTTTAAATTCAAATACCGGAATAGGTAAAGTTATTGTTGAATTCCAAATAGACTCATTATATTCAGTAGTTAGAACTACATTAGATGTTTTATGTTTAAGCGTATTAATTAACGTGACATATATTATGTTAGTACATTGATTTACCACTTTATTGTTAATATTACGCTTCAGCCATTTTATTAATTTCATACTAGTTGAATTTTAAATCTTTTATTTCATCCTGTGCTTCTATTCTAGCATTATATAGTTTTTCTAGAATTAAACGTGCAACCGAATCTTTTTGACTATTAAATAGTGTATCATTTTTAGTTTTAATCTCAGTTCCATTTTCCTTTATCATTCCAATCTTACCTAGATACGTATCAGGAGAACAATTGAACTGCATTTGTATATTAGGGTACATTGATTTAAAATCATAACATGATACAAATTTATAATAACCTGGAACAGGAGGCATTACATACGCTCCCGCATATGTTGAGTCTTCTTCCTTTTTACTTTCCCATGGTTTCTTAAGCATTTTCTGATTAGTTTTAAGGAATTGACGGCACATTAAAACCTCAGTTATATGCACCGGACTAAAAATCTTATTAACTTCTACTTCTGCTATATTTGCCACTGAAAACGCTACATCTAGTAATCCAAATTTATCCTCTAATAATTTAACAAGGATATTATCAATTATATTGTATAGAGTAAACATGTATAAATCTTTTTGAAATTCTCTGAAACTATTATAAGGATGTTTAAGCTTACTTGTGTTTAATGCTTTGTTTGATATATAATCAAGTGTTGTATTTTCAACAACTTGGTAAGGTTTATATCCAGGATCAATAAAGAGTTGCATGTAATCAACTATACCCGTATGGGTTGGTAACTTATGTCTCTTAGAAAAGGTCTTCCTAGATGTCATATTTTGTAATGAATCTACTCCTATTTTAGATGATCGGTTCATTAAGTATTGCCAATCAAAGTCAATTACATTCCATCCTGTTAAAAATGCTTGACGAGGTGCTATTTTATGGAAATAAAATTCCATTAACTCTTTCTCCGTTTCAAAGAACATGTACTTTACCGTGAAGTTTTGATCTAGTATCTTTCTATCTCTTGGATCATGTGGAATTGTATTTTTGAAATATTGATTTACTTCAAGTTCCATTTTCTCGATTTCAGGTTTTCCAATACCGTTAGGAAATTCATCGGATCGCATGATAGATAATATATAGTTAACGCCATCTTCATTACCGAATGATATCATTCCAACAGGCATCTTTGCTTCTTCTGGTTTAGGAAAAGTATCATCTGTTAGTAATATCTCAATATCAATATATTCTTTGTTAGGGTGATTATCAAAGTTGTAAATGAGCGCACGCTCGTCCGGAGTTAATTTTTCAATTATCAATTCTTCTAATCTAGTTCGAGTTAACCACTTAGGATCAGACTTATCTTGTCGTATATTAGCCCCGTCCCAATTTTTATGTAATGATGGCTTATCAGCTGGTGCCCAGTTAAATATCTCATGGTCGGCTAAACGTTTCCGTATGTATGCTATCTTTCCATTAGCATCATAATAAGAAATCATTAAATCATGGTCCTGTACTTCTACTCCTATTATCATATTTTAAAGTTGTGGTATAAACATTTCATTAACATGGTTACATGACGAGCATGCAATCACAGGTATTGGTGAAATACTATCTCGGTCTTGGCCTGTTATAAATTTTGAGACTTTTCGTAGCATAATCTTTTCTTCGAAAACTTTACATTCACAGTTTTCACATGTAATATCCTCGCCATCCTTTAACTGTTCACTTGTTAATTGGCCAGGATTATTATTTTCTCCGTTTAACATGTCCATATTGTTATGATTTATTTTATATTTAGTAAATGATATTATATGCTTTATATACTTAGAAGCAAACATTTGATCATTTATTAAATTATTATACTAAATATATAAGCTCACGATCTATACTTTAGTATATTTTTTAGGTTTATTGTGAATATTAATGAATAAATAATAAAAAATATCTTTGAAAAATGGCCGAAAGAAGGATCAATTTAAACAATTATAAATCCAGCGGTGTATATACCGTTGAGATTGATCAAAGCGAAAATGTTGCACTTCCACTTACATCAGGTAGATTAGTAATCGGATCAAGTAGAGTTGGACCGTTCAACACTATCGTTTTGGTAAACGACGTAAGAACACTTAAAGCAGTGTTCGGGGAAATAGACCCTAAATTAGAAAAATCAGGAGGTTATTTTCATAGATCAATAGAGGTTGCTCTTAGAGAAGGACCGGTATTTGCATTAAATGTAATGCCTTTAGATACTACTTTAGATACTACCTTAAATGAGGATAATGCATTCTTTACTACGTTTAATACAGAATCATCATCAAATAATAGTGGTGGAAATCCGATGTCAAACCCAATGATTAATTTCTTTAATAAAAGAAGATTATGGTTTGCAGACGCGGAAGAATTAAATAAAACTAAAAACGTTGCTAATGGAGACGACGAAGTACTTAATCTAAATGGATTTGGTAATACATCTATTGCTTCTAATAAATTATTATCATTTGTAAATACAGGTAAATCTAACACTACAATATGGGTAAGAAAAGCTTCAACTACTGGATTTGATATAACATCACAAGAATGGTATAATACAGTAGGAGGAGGAGAAGAAATTGAATTTCCATCATACGTTCATGAAGATGATTTTATATCAGACTATATGGTTGAGGTAATGATGGTAAGTGGGAATTGGACTAATTATTTAAAGTTATCTAAGGATCCAGTTTACAAACAGTTCTTTAATGCGTCAGGATTAATAGATGCAAAAACATCAGACTTCTTTGCTCTTAGAGAAATTAAAGTAATAAGTAGAACAGTAGGATGTTTAATACCTGATTTCAAGGATCAAACCGGAAATTCAATTTCAATTGATAGATTAGTTAACAGATTATTCCCTACCACTGGAGTTATGTGTGCGATCGATGGAGATAAATTAGATTTAATTGATTTAGAAAATACTGCATTTAACGATGTTGAGGTTGATACTCACAGAATTGATTTAGTAGGACATGGTTATGATGAATTAATTTATACAGCAGATGACGGTGGATTTTATA